GTCTCTATGCTTTTGGACCGCCTAACAGGCGAAGAAGTAATTGAGAATTCAGACCTTGATGAAGGAGAAAACCCAGATATGAAACGTAATATTTTCCAGACCAAAAACGCCAACGGTACAGAAAACGATCCCAACAATGCCGGGACACAAGTACTCCAGCACGCGGAGTTTATGGGCCTGCTTGAAGATGCCCGCAATGTCGGTAGCTTCCGTAAAGCTTTGAACAATTACGCCCTTGAACATGGCGTTACCGATATCGATCTGCTCTTCCCAGACGCTCAGTTGGTTAGCAAAGATCAACCGGTTATGTATGGTCGCGACATGACGTGGGTACGGCGCGTTCTGAACGGTACGAATCATTCCCCGTTTAGCCGCGTACGCACCATGTATGCGAATATCTCTGCAGATGCTGCGCGAGCTAAAGGTTACGTGACCGAGGCTTTGAAAACAGATCAGATCATTGCTTTGCTTCGTCGCGAAACCACCCCGTGGACTGTTTATGCTAAGCAGTCTCTCAACCATGAAGATGTTCGCGATATTACTGACATTAACGTCGTAGTCTGGCTGCGTCGGATTATGCGAGTTCTCCTCGACGAGGAACTCGCCCGCGCTTGTCTGATTGGCGATGGTCGCGAAGCCGATGATCCTGACAAAATCAACGAAGAACGCATTCGCCCGATCTGGACTGACGACAACATGTATGCTCACCATGTCGAGCTGGCTTCGGATGCCACGGTAGAGGAAACCATTGATGCTTTTATCACTTCTATGGAATTCTATCGTGGTAGTGGTATGCCGACTCTCTTTACCTCGCAGGCTATCTACAACTCGATGAAATTGCTTCGTACGGAAGATGGTTTGCGCGTGTACAAGACGAAAGAAGAACTCGCCGATGATCTCGGCGTTTCCGACATCGTTATTGTCCCGCAATTCGCTGATCTTGTTCGTGAAAATGATGACGAAGAAGAAGTGCAGCTCATCGGTATCGTTGTTAATCTGGCTGACTACACTTTTGGCGCTGATCATGGTGGCGAGGTAGAAAGTTTCGAAGACTTCGACATTGACTACAACCTTCAGAAATACCTGATGGAAGCTCGCGCTTCTGGCGCCCTGACCATCCCGAAGGCCGCAATCGTTATCGAGAAGTCTACTGAAGTTGTCGTAGAGCCGTAATCCGAAGGCTGCTACCATGGCTAAAGTTCAGGTTGTCCTGGGTTTTGTTACCACCGAAGATACCGGCCATGGTGTTTACGAGGAAACTGCTAGTGAAGTCTCTGTAATCGGAGATCTCGTGACCGATAAAAAATTGTATCCCGATGACGGGGCGATTTTGCCTAATGTTTCACTTAGGAATTCGTTCTCGTTCGTCGGGATACAAGCTTTGATATCAAACGTGCAGCAACTTCGATACGTCACCTATCTAAATTCAAAATGGAAGGTAGAGTCGATCGAGTTTAAAACGCCGAGGGTTATAGTATCAGTCAAAGGATTGTATAATGGCTAGCAGAGAAGAACTTCACGAGTTCCTTACTGAGACCATCGGGCCGAACGTCTATTATCAACCGCCTCCAAACGTTGCTTTGGAGTATCCATGTATTGTCTATCGTTTAAGCTCTTTGAGAACGAGGCACGCTGATAACCTGGTTTATTCACAAGATAAAGCATATACTTTAACTTACATAACCAGGGATCCAGATGATCCATCGTTCGACATAATAGCTGGAATGCCAAAAACATCTTTCGATAGGCAGTATGTATTCGACAATCTTTATCATAACATATTCACTGTTTTCTACTAAGGAGAAAAATGGCTGTTATTCAATTCGACCAAACCGGAGAACGTCTCTACGAAACCGGCGTAGATCATGTGGTTCTTTACCCTATGGATACCCAAGGTGATTATCCGTTGGGTGTTGCGTGGAACGGCGTAACGCAGATTACCGATAAACCGTCTGGTGCCGAACCGACGAAACTTTACGCAGATAACATCAATTATCTTACTTTGGTGTCGCTGGAAGAGATGGGAGCGACCCTCGAAGCGTATATGTACCCGGATGAGTTCGAGCAGTGCGACGGTTCTGCTGAAGCTGCCCCTGGGCTTTCTGTCGGGCAGCAGGCTCGTACTAAAGTCGGTCTTTGTTGGCGTACTCGAATCGGTAACGATATTCTCGGCGATGCCTACGGTTATAAAATCCATCTTCTGTATGGTTCGCAGGCTACACCCTCGGAGAAGACAGCTCAGACGGTCAATGACAGTCCTGAAGCTGCTACCATGTCTTGGGAAATCTCGACGACTCCGGAGGTAATCAACTCTTCTTTCCGTCCTTCGGCGTATCTCGTGGTCGATTCAACGAAGATCGTCGCCGGTAATCAAACCGGTTTCGATACGTTGCTCGAGCATTTGTATGGTACGGAAGCAGACGACGCGTATCTGCCTCATATCGCAGACGTTATTGCGCTGTTAACCCCAGCGTAGATTATTAGTTAGTAGCCCTCTTAGATTTTCTGAGAGGGCTACTAGAATTGAAAGGAGAAACTAAACAAATGATCACTAAAACTGTTAAGTACGTCGATTTCAATGGGAACATTCGTGAAGAGACTTTCTATTTTAATCTGTCCCAGGCCGAAGCAATGGAGCTTGAGCTTTCTAAGGATGGCGGACTAGCCGCGCTGTGTCAGCGTTTGGTTGCTGCGCAGGATCTTCCGCAAATGATTGCTCTTTGGAAAGAAATCCTTCTGCTTTCATACGGCGAGAAATCGCCGACAGGTCGGGAATTCATCAAAAATGCAGAATTAACTGAAAAGTTCAAATCGTCGCCTGCTTATTCGGAAATCTTCATCGAACTATCGACGGACCAAGAAAAAGCTATTGCTTTTATCAATGCTCTGTCGCCTAAATCCGCTAAAGTGGAATAGGAGCGACTCGATTTTAAAGGAGATCAGAGAATGTTAGAAATTGTGGTACCGCAAAAAGAGTTTTACGACGAGATGGAAAATAGGTTCTTCTTTTTTAAAGGTCAAACATTGGTTTTGGAACATTCTCTGGTCTCCATTTCAAAATGGGAGGCCAGGTATAAAATCCCGTTTCTTACTAGTAAAAAAACACCAACCCAAAAACTTGATTATGTTAGATTTATGACGATAACGCAGAATGTAGACGATCTTGCGTACTACTCGCTTACTGAAAAAAACATTGTTTCAATCGATGAGTATATCGAAGATCCCATGACCTCGACTACGTTTCATAATCTTGGGACGTCTAAGTCTCAGAAAGAGGTCGTAACTAGCGAAATTATTTATTATTGGATGATTATACACAACGTTCCGTTCGAATGTCAGAAATGGCATTTAAATCGTCTTCTAACGTTAATCAGTGTTTGTAACTTGAAAAATTCTGGTTCTCAACAAAAACTAACAAAAGCTGAAATATTTGCTCGCAATAGGGAGCTAAATCGTCAGCGGCGATCGGCTTTGAATTCCAGAGGCTGAAATGATACAGATATCTGTAAAATCGAATCTGGAAAAGGCTATTATGGCGTTCGGTCGAAAAAAAAACTTTATCCCTATACTTCATAAGTATGGAAAAAAAGGCGTTGAAAGTTTATCTGATAGAACGCCAATTAGAACTGGCAAAACAGCATATTCGTGGCGTTATGAAATAAAAAAGACAGGATATGGCTATATTTTATCGTGGCATAACGATAATCTGGCAGGGAGAATTCCTATCGCTTTGCTAATACAATACGGCCATGCGACTGGTACTGGAGGGTATGTTCCTGGCGTAAATTATATAAATCCGGCAATGAAAACAGTTTTCGAAGATTTAGCTAAAGAGCTTCGGTGCGAAGCAAAAGTGAGGATAATATGACAGATGTAATAGATGACAGTCTAGTTAAGACTAGATATGATAACAGCGGCCTGGAAAAAGGCATATCAGACACTCTACAGGCTCTAGAAAAGTTGAAAAAGGGTTTGGACTTGACGTCCGCTGTGAAAAATTTGCATTTATTGACAGATGTGGCAAATAAATTCACTTTGAGCGGAATATCCTCCGGTGTGGATGCAATTAATCAAAGATTCTCCGCTTTGGGTTTGGTTGGTCTTTCCGTTATTAACTCGTTGACAAATTCCGTAATTTCTCTAGGACAACGGCTAGCTAACGAGCTTATTTCGCCAATATCAACAGGTTTTAGCGAGTATGAAACCAAGATGGGGTCTATTCAGACTGTGCTGGCTAATACTGAGTCTAAAGGAACCGTTCTTTCCGACGTTGTAGCGGCATTAGACAATCTGAACGAATATTCGGATAAGACTATATATAATTTCGGCGAAATGGCGAGAAATATTGGTACATTTACCGCAGCAGGGGTTTCACTAGAGAGCTCGGTGCTTGGTATTAAAGGTATTGCCAATTTAGCGGCTATTAGTGGATCAAATTCTCAACAAGCCGCTACAGCAATGTATCAGCTAAGCCAAGCGCTTTCCAGCGGAACTGTTAAATTAATGGACTGGAATAGTGTCATTAACGCTGGAATGGGGGGTCAGGTTTTCCAAGATGCATTAAAAGAGACGGCAAGAGTCCATGGTATCGCTATTGACGATATGATTACAAAAAATGGATCGTTCCGTGATACCCTACAAGAAGGATGGCTGTCTAGTGATATTCTTCTTGAAACCTTGTACAAATTCACCGGCGATATGACTGAGGAACAGTTAGTTGCTCTTGGGTATACCGAAGAACAAATAGCTGGTATTATAAAACTAGGCCAAACGGCTTCCGACGCCGCTACGAAAGTAAAGACTTTTTCACAGTTAAAATCCACTTTACAAGAAACACTCCAAAGTGGTTGGGGTAAAACTTGGGAAATCGTAATTGGTGATTTTGGCGAGGCCAAAGACTTTTTCACAGGCATTAACGATGCTATTGGCGGCGTAATTAATGCTTCCTCAGAATCTAGGAATGCCGTTTTACAGGATTGGAAAGATCTAGGCGGACGCAATAATATTTTACAAAGCATTCAGAATATTATAAGCGCTATATCATCAATAGCCGAACCCATTGGCGAGGCTTTTTCTGATATATTTCCACCTGTCACTGGCGAGGCTCTTTTAAAGATATCCAAAGCTATCGAGACGATAACAAAGGGCTTAATTCTTAGCGGAATTACCGCCGATAAGTTCAAACGGATTTTTAAGGGTGTGTTTTCTCTGTTATCTCTTGGTTTAGATATAATCGCTACTGTCAGTTCAGCATTAATCGGTCTGTTTACTTCTAAGGTTGATGGAGGAAAACTTCTTGATTATCTAGCCAAGATTGGTGATTACT